ATAGACTTGAGTCTTATTTCCCTCTTATTGACAATGCTTACCCTTTGGGTACGCCGGTCGATTCAGAGGAGCTCAAGATTGTAACTATCGTTCCAGAGACGGATGAGGACCCGGTAAGGGTCATCACCGTCCCGAAAACGTTGAAAAGTCCCCGTACCATTGCTATAGAGCCCGTATGCATGCAATATGTGCAGCAGGGGATTCGAGACTATCTTTATGATCGTCTCGAGTCGTATCCAATGACAGCTGGCCACCTAAATTTTAGGGACCAATCTATCAATGGAAGGCTTGCAATGGAATCGTCGATGACAGGTCAATTAGCAACGATTGATTTATCTGACGCGAGTGATCGTGTTCCACGGTCTCTAGCGCCGGATATGTTTCGTGGTAATCCCGATCTTCGGGATGCCATTGATTCATGTCGTTCGACAAAGGCGCAAATGCCCGACGGGACCATTATTGGCCCCCTTGGGAAATTTGCGTCGATGGGAAGTGCTCTATGTTTTCCAGTTGAGGCCATGTACTTCTACACGATATGTGTAGTGGCTTTACTAGAAGACAATGAACTCTCTTGCACACTGAGTAACATTTTTGATGTTACTCGAGTGTTGTACGTATATGGCGACGATATTATCGTGCCATCTACGAATGCGAATGCTGTCCTCGAACACCTACAAAAGTACAATTGTAAGGTGAATACCAATAAGACTTTCGTGAGCGGAAGCTTCCGAGAATCATGTGGTATAGACGCTTATGCGGGGTACGAGGTAACACCTGTGTATCTGCGGCAAGAGCGCCCTACGGACAGGCGACAAGCATCAAATATTGTTTCCTGGGTGGCGTCAGCTAATCTTTTTTACAAAAAGGGTTACTGGAAGACCGCCTTTCTCATGTTTTCAAAACTTGAGGAGCTCATAGGGATTATACCCTATGTTTCGGAAACAAGTGGTGTCTTGGGCCGTTTTTCTTTTTTGGGTCATGAGACCAAACCGAGGAAAGGAATTTCCTCGAGATGGAATCGTGATTTACATAGGTTTGAAATAAGAGCCTATGTTCCAAAACCAGTGGATCGTACTGATAAACTGGAGAATTACGGCGCACTAATGAAGTGCTT